AGCACAATGGGCTTCGGCAGCGTGGTGATGAGCGAGGTCTTGCCCGCACCTGCCGCGCCGTACACGAGCAGCTTGACGCCGCTCTTGGTCAGGTCGCGGGTTCTTTTGACGGAAATAGCCATGTCAGTTGTTCCCCTTGAAGCGCGCAATCTCGAAGGCCGCAGCCACGAACAGCGCGAACACGCACACGGGTCCGAAGACCACGAACAGATCCGATGTTGTCATTGGTTGTCCCTTTGGGTGGGGGCGGAGCCGGAGCCCCGCCGAAGCGATTACTGGATCTCGGAAAAGTCGATGTTGCCCAGAGAGTCGATTGCGCTCTCGATGTAGCCCAGCGCATCTTGCAGGGTGCTGAACTCGTCCTGCTCTTGCTGGCCCTTTTCGCTCTCGGCGTACTTTTCGGAGCGGTTGCTGATCTTCTCGTCCATGGTGGTGACCATGGCCTCAAACTCAGCCTGCATCTCTTGCAGGCGGGAGAGCATCTTGCTGATCTTTTTCTGTTCGGCCTTGTTCATCGGTTTGTTTCTCCACCGCCGCGTCGGTCGATCCGGTTCGGCGATGGGTTGATTTATACATCCTTTTGGTGCAGGGTCAACAAGAAGTTGTTGTTAGCACCCGGCGAGGCCGAAAAATGCCACTGGATAGACTGCGCCAGATCATGAAGACGCTGAATTTGCGGGACGTTTCTCGCGGGTCCGGCGTCCACGTCAACACGCTGTACCGCATCGCCAATGGCGGTGGGGCGCAATACGATACCGTCCAGAGGATCCTTTCGTATCTCCAAACACAGGGGATCCGCGTCAATGGCTGATCTGGTCAACATATTTGGTGCCCCCCTGACGCTCGGGCAGAAGCAAGAGGCCGCGCCCCTCGAACATCAGATTGCAGACGCCATGCAGGCGGCGGGGCTGACGCCTCCGCATCCGATCCACATTGATGGCAAGCTGCATCGATTTCGGACCGGCACGAAGGGGCAGGGCGGCCACGGGGACAAGACTGGCTGGTACGTCATTTTTCCAGACGGGATACCTGCCGGAAAATTCGGCTGCTGGCGGGCCGGCCTTGAATCCAATTGGCGCGCGGAGATCGGGCGGACCCTGACGCCGGTCGAGGAGATGGCGCACGCTCGGCGGTTGGCGGAGGCCAAGGCGGCTCGGGACGCAGAACAGGCCAAGAGCCGGGAGACCGCCGCCAACACAGTCGAACAGATATGGGTGAACGCTGGGGCGGCAAGCCCGGACCATCCGTATTTGGCTCGCAAGGGCGTCCAGCCGCACGGGGCGCGTGTGACCGGCGATGGCCGGCTGATCGTCCCGCTGTACGGCTCAGACGGAAAAATTTCCAGTCTGCAATACATCGCCCACGACGGTGGAAAACTTTACCATCAGAGCGGCGAAACGGGCGGAAAATATTGGCAGGTCGGTGTCTCCGACGTACCCGGCACGATCTACATTGCCGAGGGTTTCGCGACTGCGGCGACCATCCATGAGGTGACCGGGCGGCCCTGCATCGTGGCGTACTCGGCGAGCAACTTGGTTCCGGTGACGGGCGAGATCCGGGAGCGGTTCGGCCCCACGCAGGCCATCGTGATCGTGGCGGACAACGACAAATCCGGGACGGGGCAAAAGTATGCCGACCAAGCCTCAGCAAAATATGGGGCGCAGGTGATTATGCCGCCGGAGCCGGGCGACGCGAACGACTACGTGCAGGCCGGGCATGACCTGAAGGCGCTCCTCTATCAGGCTTCCTCAGAGAACCCGCTCGAGAAGCTCAAGGTCGTTTTCGGCGACCAGCTCGGGGCGGACTACGAGCCGCCCGACGAACTGATCGAGGGGTTGCTGACGCTGTGTAGCCTGACGGTGCTGTATGGCGATTCAAACAGCGGCAAGACCTTCTTCGCGCTCTCGCTGGCGACGGCGGTGGCGACCGGCGAGACTTGCTATGGCCGGCGCGTGGATACCGGCTTGGTTCTGTATCTGGCCTCTGAGGCCCCCGGATCCATCCGGGCGCGTATGCAGGCGCTGAAGAAGTTCCACGGGTGCGACCTGAAGCGGCTCGCGATGGTGCCGGTGCCGTTGAACTTCTACTCGGGCGAGAAGGATGTCACGGACGTGCTGGCGGCGGTCAAGGACATCGAGGCCCTCAAGGGCGAGCGGGTCCGGCTCATCATCGGGGACACGCTGGCGCGTATGTCGGCGGGCGCGAACGAGAACAGCGGCGAGGACATGGGGCCGGTCATGGCCCGGTTTGATCGGCTTTCTCAGTCGACCGGGGCGGCGGTCCTCATCATCCATCACAGCGGCAAGGATCAGGCGCGGGGCGCGCGAGGATGGTCGGGCATCCGGGCGCACATCGACACTGAGATCGAGGTGACGGAGGTGAACGACGACCGGACGGCCAGCGTGACGAAGCAGCGCGAGCTGCCGTCCAAGGGCGAGGACATCCCGTTTAAGCTGGAGGTCGTCGAGATGGGGACCACGAAATTCGGGGCTCCGGCCACGACCTGCGTGGCGGTCCCGGACGAGAAGGTGCGCGTTCAGAAGGTCAGCAAAAAGGAGAGCAAGGTTGAGGTGAATAGGAAAACATTCGAGCGCATCTGGTGGGACGCGGGGGCGGAGATCAGGGAAGATATGCCCTACCTGAGCCGAGGCGGTCTCAAGCAAAAGCTGCGTGAGGATGGCGAGACAAAGGACATGATTGAGAAGATCCTGAAGCCCAGCCAAGGGGGAGAGCTGATCGGGTCCATGATTAACGCGAACCTCATCAAAGCGCATGAGCATGGCTGGATCGTTATCAATGAAACTATGGCCTCGGTCATGCTAACAAAGCGCAGTCAAGATCTAGCGGACCACCGGACCGGACCGGACTTTTCCGGACTAGTCCGGTAGGGGGCAAGGCGTCGCCTCCCCCGGACAGGACCGGACCGATCCGGACCAGCCGTGCGGAGACTACCCCACTACGTGGGGAGTCCGGATTGGTCCGGTCCGCAGTCCGGGGGACGATGCGGGTCGAGTTGACAGAAGTTAGATTAGGGCACTAAGTAGATAACTGTTAAAAAGGAGGATGTGATGCGAAAGAAGCGTAAGTTTTGCGGCGCGCCGCCGAATGGGGATGAGTGGATCCCGTCGCAGAGGTTTGTTGAGTGTGATGGCGCTAAATGGACTATATACTATAGCCTAAGATGCCTTGGGGACGGATATGTAAACTTCAAGGTCTTCTCTCTTGGGTCGGTAAAATCAAAGGCGAACTATTGGCTCGGGGTAAATCAGGGCAGGATATATAACCGGGACGCGCCACTGCTTGAGCTTCGGACTGAACTCAATGACTGGGCCTGCGAGGTCATGATGGGAATATATTCAGAGCACGCAGGCCCAATGGTTTCGGCGGCGTCACGCGCGGTCAATGCGCTGGGCCAGCCAGCGCAGGGACAGGGCGCCCTCGTCTAGGGCCATGATAATCAGGGCGACGGGGCGGGGAATGTCTTGCCTGCCCCGTAGCCAGTTCTGGATGGTCTTGGTGGTCACGCCGCAGATGTGGGCCAAGTCGCTCTGGAACAGGCCGTGGCGGAGGAGGGCGGTCTGGAGGTCTTGGGGGCTCATGCATAGTCTCCTCATGAAATGGCCGCCAGAGGCCCTAGGAAGGTCGCTGGCGGCCTTGGTGTTCAGGTGGGTAGTTGGTCATGCCTTGATGATGAAGGATCCGCCGTCAAGTTCGTAAACTGTGCCGGGGTCTAGTTGGGCCAGAAGATCCTCGACGGCGGCCTCTGGAGTTTTTCCGTATCCCACAGGGTCGGTCCACTCGCCGGCGTACTCGGAGGTGACGGCGACCCAGTCGAGGCCGGATGTGGCAGCGAAGCCGAGATAGGGATGAGTTTCAATACGCATATCAATCTCCATTTGGTTGATGGGCGGGGCTGGAACCCCGCCCGGTAGATCAGGCCATGGCCTTGATGTTGACCTTCGGCTTGTCGCGGAGCGTGGTGATAAGCGTCACTTTGGTGCAGGCGGCGACCTGCTCGGCGGTCAGAAGCTCCTTGACGGCCTTAGTGTCGAGCGTGGAGCGCTCGGAGAGGCTCACGACGACGGTGGCGTAGTCGCCCTCAATCACCTCAAGGCCGGTGGCCTTGATCTCAGCCTTTACGGCCTCGAACTCTTTGGTGAGCGCGTCGATTTCTTGCTTGAGAATGGTGAAGCGGTCGGCGAGGTAAGCGGTCATGTTGGGCTCCATTGGTTTGTGTCGGTGTTGACGCTCAGACATTACACGAAATTATTTCGCCTTGTCAACTGAGGTGACGAAGGCCCGTCCCGCCGAGATCCACGCCTCCAGCGACAGGCGGTTGAGGTGGGGGACCATGATTGAGCAGGTCTCGAACGCCTGCCCGTTGTCGAAGATGAAATACCAGTAGCCCTCGCCCCGTGAGAGGGCGAGGTGCTGGCAGTCGATGGCGGCGAGGATCTTGCGGGTGGTGGTCATTGGGGCTCTCAAAAGTTGTAGGGCTTGATGTTGCGGGCCTTGCAGACGGCGCGGGCCGCGCGCTTGGTGGCGACGAAGACGCGCTCGCCGTTCTGGTATTCTTCGCCGTTGCAGGGGCGGGCGACGATGGTGAGCTTGTAGCCGGTGCTGGTCTTGTGGAGGTAGGCGATCATTGTGTGCTCCATTGGCGTTTCAATGGATGCACCATAACACGAAATCTTTTCGCCCGTCAACAGGGGCTCGCCACAAAGAGTGCTGTTGTATCGCGTGATGCGTTCGGCCTTGCAGTAGATTTGTCGGGTGCGCTCGCGGGACAGGCCGATCCGTCGCCCAATCTCGGCGAGCGTAGCCCCGGAGCGGCGGGCCGCCAGCACGTATCGATAGCGCAAGCGGGAGACTTCTCCTCTCGCCCAGTGCGGATTGTGGCCGCGCGCCAGCAGACGAGCATAGTAACGACCAAGTGTGTTTTTAAACTCAAAGCGGGACATGCCATACTTCTCCGTGTTTATGTGCTTGGATGGTGCGTTCTGTCAGTGTCCATTGCACCAGAAGGTTTCGGTGTATTCGCGCGGCCAGCGGCTGCTGTTGTCGGCGTCGCAGTGCGGGCACCTGATTTTGCCCTGCCACGTCTCGACGTGCTCAACCAAGTCGCCCCGGTAGTGGTGCCAGCCGATGAAGCGCCACTTGCATTCAAACGCAATTGGGGAGGCGGCTGGCTTGCCGCACTCCCCGCAGATGTAGCTGACTGTGGTCTTGTCCGTGTACCGTTCAAAACGGGACATGCCAGACCTCTCCGCGCTCGTGCGCTTGGAGGGCGGAGGCAAGCTCCAGCCGCAGGTGGGCGGCTGGCTCGTCCTGCCACTCGGCCTCCGCGATACGCTCGCGGAGGGCCTTGATGTGGGCGGTGAGGAGGATCACCACTGCGCGTGCTCGACGCAGGACTGATAGATCGCGTCGCAGAGCTTGCGGTCGGCGAGGACCACCGCGTTGACCGCCTCGAAGATCGGGTGGCCGGGGAGGTAGTCCTGCGTCACGCCCTTGGCGTTGGTGGCGGTGACGTACTCGATGTACCAGTCATCCTCGTCAATTGCGTCGATCTCGATCTGAAGCTCGCCGTTGAACATCACGCCGGCGAGAGCAGCGTCGAGGCAAAGCTCCTCGACGGGGTAGACGCAGGCGGCGAGTTCACGGTCGGCGGTGTCGGGATTGAACATCTGTAATCTCCTAAGTTGGTGTGTCGCGGTGACAGGATCTTTATACACGAAATCTTTTCGCGTGCAAACAACTTTCGAGGACAATTTGTCTTTTTTTTCGAGAGGTGCTAGGCTCTGAGGGTAAGGTTAGATTGGGAGATGGTT